TGAAGTCGCGGGCCATGCCCTCAACCTCGAACTCGGTCCCGTCAACCACGAACCGGTCACGAGGGCCCGCCGTAAACCCGGGCGGGGCGAACAGGTCAAGGTCCCACGTGACAGCGTCGCGACCGGCCTGGAACGGTTCAGACGTCCCCGCGGGCGCCCACGCGTACACGGGCTGCGGGACCGGGTCCGACCACGACCACACGGGGTTACCGTGCGCATCCTGCCCAGACTGGGCGAACACCCGTCGCCCTACCGTCCACGGCGCCGGGTACGCCGTCTGCGCCTCCGCAGCGGAGGAGAACACGACGTCGCTCACGCCAACTCCCAACCGTTCAGAGGGTCGGGGTCGCCGTCATTGAACGGGCCCATGTCAACCGTGAACGCCTGCTGCCCACCGCAACCCAAGAGGCGCTTGTCCTGCTTAGTCAGGTACAAGTTCCCCATCGGGTTAGCAAACGAACGCTGCTGCGTGAAAGGCCCAGCAACGTTCATCTGCGAGGAGACACCCTCGGTGTCCGCCGCCAACATGGCCCGCTTCACCATGGAACAGGCCACGAACTTCACGACCGCCTCGTCCAGCCCCGGGGGAGTGGCCGCAAGACGGCCCTCCACATCGGGGCACTCGGCCCGGATGATCGCCGAAGCATCACCGAGGAGAACCTCGGCGGTCGCAGTCTCGACCGGGGTGAGGGGCCGCCACCGGGCGGCCAGGTCAGCAGGTTCCGCGTAACTGACACCCATGACGACCCCTCACCTACTACTCGGACTCTGTCTTGCGCGGCCGGCCAGGCTTGCGCTTCTCGGCGGGCGCCTGGTCGACGTCGGTCCAACCCTGATCGCGCAGGCGCCCCTCGAGGTCGCCATCCGCGGTCACGACCGTGCCCGCCTCACACGTCAGCCGAGCCATCAGGCCGTCGTGTGGTCGGTGAACTCAACGAACGCGGCCGTGTCGTTGATGAGCAGGCCGAACTCGGCCTCAGCGCGGATCGCGACCAGGTTGTTCTCCCACAGCGACGTCAGGTTGCCGTTCACCGTGACGGTCGCCTGCGTCGACACGTCGTACGAGATGCCGCCGACGGTGCCCCACACGGCCTGCGACCAGTCGCCGCCATACCCGACGATGCCGCCGGTGTTCGGGGTGCCCGGAACAACAGCCGTGGTCAGGCCGTCGCCGAGGTACGCCGGGCGGCCGATCAGGCGACCGGGCGTCACAACCGAGGTGGTGTCCTCGAGCGGCGTCTCGACAAACAGGGGGCGGCCGTTGTTGTCGACCGCGCCGAGGAACGCCGGCTCGACAACGCGGTCGAACGCGAACCCGTTCAGCTTCTTGCCGTCCTTCACGAGCAGGCTCAGGCCGGCGACGATGTCGCCGTAGACCCCACCGTTCGACTTCGACGTCGTGCCGAGCTCGACCGTCTTCGTGGTCTGGTCGATGTACTGCGCGAACGGCGAGTTTGTGCCGTGGAACGCCGCGGCGTCGAACGCCATGGCGAACGCCTCCGCGATGTCCTCGCGGAGCAGGCTCATGTAGTTGCCCGGGTTCGCGCGCACGACCTCGGCAGAGACGACCGCGATAGCGGCAATCTTCTTCGGCGTGATCGTCTTGATGCCCAGCGAACCCTTCGACGCCGGCTTCTGCGCACCCTCAGCCACCCAGCCGGCCGTGGCCTTGCTCGTGACGACGGGGATCTCGGCGCCGTTGATGCCAAGCGGCACCTGACGCGCGAGCTGCATGAAGCTGGACGACTTCCGGGCCTGCTGGAAGTACGCGGCAGCCTGGTCCGGCTTAAGGAAGCCCGAAAAATCAGTAGTCTTGCTAGCGGCGGCAATCGCCATGGTGTCCTCCTAGGACGGGAAAGGCATCACTAGATGCCGAGAGCGTTCTTGAGCGCCGACTCGATGCCGTCGCCATTCAGTGCCATAGCGGGGGTCGAACCCTCGCCCGGCACCACCGCATGACGCGTGGGCGTCGCGGCCTGCGCCTCAATGAGCTTCTTGACCTTCTCCGCCTTCGCGACCAGCTCCTCCTCCGTGGACCCGGAAACGAACTCCTGGTACTCCTCGGGGATGCCGTGCTTGGCAATGACCGACAGCCTCAGCGACTCAGCCTTAGCCTCCGCAAGCGCCTTCTCGGCAGCCTCCGCACGCTCAGCAAGCTTCTGCGCCTCCGACTTGCTGGACTCCTCAATCTCAGCCAGCTTCTCGGCGGCAGACTTGTTCGCCTTCGCGCGGCCCTCCCACTTACGGGCCTCCGCCTGCCAGTCGGTCTCCTTTGCAGGAGTCTCAACCTCAGGGGCGCCCTCAGTAGGGGTGACGGTCTCGGTCGTGGTCTCACTCATCGTTGCTCTCCCGTGCGGGATCGCCGCGGCACCCGTGCAGGCCCGCGGTCATTTGGATAAGGGGGTGTCTTCGGCCGTGCGGCCGGAAGTCAGTTGATGCCCTGCTGCTCCCGCAGCTCGGACAGAACGGAGGACGTCGACTTACCCGCCGAAGCGGAACGCGCCTCCTGATACTTCGCGTACAAGGCGTCCGGGTCGTACCCGTCCAACCGGGGATCGTCCGACCAGTCCGGCACCACAGCACAATCACAATCACCGTGGAACCGGGACCTCGAACCAGCCGAACCCTCCGACTCGTACACGAACCCGCGCGACGCCAACATGAGGCAAAACGCGCACGTCTCCGCACCCGTGGGCACGCGCGCCCACGCAGCCCCGTCACGGGCCGCAGAACGCGCAATCGTGTCCCGCCCCGGTTGCAGCACGTACTTCGACACAACCTGCGACTTGAGGAACCCCAAAGTCGCCTCAGGGTCGCCCGTGAACAAGTGACCAGCCCCGAACCGGGTACTAGCCTCAACCCGCTCACGAGCAACCAGGTCGGCCATGTCCGCGACGAACGCCCCCCGGACACCGGCAGCCTCCCGGACGTCCTCGTACCAATCCGCCGCCACCGTCGCCGCAACCTCGCCGTACCGATCCACAAGCGTCGGCACATAGTTCAGCAACGCGTTACGGGCCATCTCAGGCTTGGACAGGTCGACGTAGGACCAGAACTTCTCCAGGTCCCGAACCGCGAGCGCGCGGATCCCCGAATTCGCCGACCGCAACGCCTCAACGTCAGCTCTCGACGGCATCCGAAGTCACCTCAGGCGGGCCGGCCGGAACCTGCGGGGCACGGGCGGCCGCAACTAGTGCAGCAGCCGTTGCACGACCCTCCGCACGGCGCTTGTCCGCACGCAGGCGCGTAATCGTCGGCTGGTCATAACCCAACGACTCGAGCGCAACATCCGACTCCGCAAGCCACGGAATCGCCGACACCTGCTTCACCAGGGCATCCGAAGCAGACACCACAGACGGGGTCGCAGGGTTACGCCACTTCGGCTGTACCAGGCGCAACTCCTCCGGCGCCTCAGTCAACCCGTCACGCAGCATCACGCCCGTAGTCGCAGCACGCCGCAACGACGCACCCCAACCACGGTTCGCCGCATTCGCCTCAATCACGAGGTCTTCCTTCGCCGCATAGATCGCCTCAGCGGACGACGGGTTGTCCTGCACAATGCCCAACGACGACACCGGAACACCGGTCTCACCAGCGAACAAGGAAGCCCACCCACGCAACTGCTCCATGTGCGGCTGCATCGACTGCTGAGCAAACTGCCCAACCTGCGGCACCTCACCATCCTCGTCACGCGAGATCGCGAGGAAGCGACCCATGATCGCCTTCCAACGCTCCGCATCCGACGAGAACGCACCCTCCTCAGCACCCAGAAGGTAACGCTGCGGGGTGTTGAAGAACTCGGCCGCAACCTCAGACCGGACAATGGTGCGGATCGCCGAGTCCGTCAGGGACATGACCGCGCGCGAAATCCGCGAATGCCCGAACGGACGGTCAAGCTCCGGGCGATACACCAACGGCTCAACCCACACGCGCCCCGTACGGTTCACCTGCACATCAACAGACCACTTACCCGGCGAAGTCCTCGTGAACGTCGACACCTTGTCCCGCTGATACATGACCAGCTCAGTCGGGTAACCCGTCTCGTCCATGTCCACAATCGACAACGCCGCACGCATCGACCGGCGACGACGATCCCACAAACCAGTACCGAACTGCGCCGACCGCGACAGCAACAACACCTCAGGCTCGCCCGCGGACGTATCGCCCGGAGTGATCGTCAAGAACGACGTCGCATGAATCAGCGAAGACGTCAACGCCTGCGGCAACTCAACATCCATGTCGTTATCAACGAACATGCCAGCCAAGTCAAACGGGTCCTGATCCTGCCCAGGCACCACGAACCCATCAAAGTTGCACCGAGACGCCAACACACCAACAGCCTTCGCCGGCCAACCCAGCACAGCCTCCATCGACTTCAACTGCGGAGGAATCGAAATGCCCAAATCGCGCAACGCGTTCTTGCCATCGTAATACGTCGACCGCAACAAGTTACGATGCCGCTTCTGCGCCCACTTATTCAACAACTCATCCAACAGCGCAGCATCCGAATTATCAAGCTGAGGGATCGCGATAAGACCGCTCACGGGCACCCCCAACTCACTCAATACGACATGGCGGCCCTACGGCCCGGCTTCCGCTTACTCGTCCTAGCAGCCCACAAAGCGACCGACACAGCCTCAACAGGAGTCTCATCACCAGACGGAACATCCCAACCCCACGCACCCGAAGTGCCACGAGCCTTCTTCTCCGCCGCAACCACACTCACGTCCAACGGGACCTGACCGCGCAGGTGCGTCAGCGACCCATCGCGGACCGCATCCAACGCCATCGCGCACGACTCCATGTACTGCACCGAAGACACCAACCACAGCACCTTCGCCGGCACGCCCCGCTCCCGCAGCGCCGTATACAACACCGACGCCCCCGCACGCCCGCACAACGCGATCTGCGCCGCACGACGCCACCGCTCCTCACCCTCAGGACCGGCACAGAACCAATCCGCAAGCTCCGCCACGCCAGCATCACGACGGCTAGACACCGTGTCGATCAACTCCACGTGCACCGGACCCTCGACGGGCTTCACAGCGCCACCCAGCGCGACTCGCGTGTCATCAAACGAGAACGCGACCGCATACGAACGGATGCCCTCAGGCGCCGAATCAACCTCAAGCTCAGCCCAACGCTCAGGCGAGATGGCAGCATTCGCACCCTGCTCATCCCAAACACCCATCGCCTCACGCAACCACGACGCATCATCCGGAATGTTCTTCCGCATCCGCAGCATCGAATCCGTAGGCGTGCGATGCGGGTAAGACGGATTCGCCTTACGCCACTGCTTCCGATCCATCGGGTCCGCACCACGGTCCGCCGAGAACTCGACATACACCATGTCGTCGTCCGGGTTCCCATCCAACGCCTGCTGCCGCTTCGCCGAGAACGCCTCACCATCATCCTCAGGACGCGGCGGCGTACCAATGAAGAACACCAACGCACCGTGCGGACTACGAGCCTGGTTCATCGCCGGCACCATGTCCTCAAGCGCCTTCAACCCAAGCTTCTGCGCCTCGTCGAACACCAGAATGTCGATCGCGTCCATGCCACGACCGAACCCGTGCTCACGCGCACCAAACATGATCACAGACCCATTGCTAAACGCAATCCGCAAGTCATTGTTGTTCGTGTACACGTTCCGAATATGCGGGCGCATCCGCTTCCGCATCACCATGCCCTGCATCGACTGCAACGTGTTCTTCGTCGTCGACAAGTGATGCGAAGTCCAGATGATCCGATGCCCCGGGAACTCGAGCGCCAACCCGATCAACAAGCTGCCAACCGTGAACGTCTTACCGACCTGACGCGGGATCGTGGCAACCACGCCACCAATCGTCGCCGCATACTTCCCGCGAGCATCCAACCCCAAAGCGACCGTCGCAAACCCCTGCTGCCACGGATCGAAGACCGTACCCACACCCTCAAGGCGAGGCTGCAACCGCGGCCAAACCGACTCGACAATCCCAGACGGGAAAACCAGATGCCGGGCAGCCTCAGACAGCCGAGGCATCGAAGCTGGTGTCGACGCTGCCATGCGCCTCACCGCCCCCCGCCTCGTCCTCCACGTCCAGAGCCTTAATCTCCCGGGCGATCTCCATAAGCCGCTTCGTCAACGCCGCAAGATCCCTCGCCGGCGTCTCCGGGTTCTGCACCGCCGTAGCCACCCGCGCCTGCATCCCCACCAGCAGCGCACGCAGGTCACCCGCGTCCGAAGCCTCCGTAATGGACAGCTTCCGGGCAGGCATCTCACCAGGCGCAACCACGCGCAAAGGCTTAGAAGGCATGTCGAAGTCACCGCCCGCCGTGTGGAAAAACGTGGAGAGAGATAAGGCGCTATGCCTAAGGGGGAGCCGAGCCCGGAGGGGGGAGGGGGTGGTGCCCCCTACTACCATCCGTCGGACACGGGCATGCCGGTTGTGTCCGTTTCTACCGGGTTTCGCAGTCCGTTTCCGCGTTTTTGGTTGCAGATTCGGTGTGCGAGTTGCGTGTTGGATCGTTCGTATGGTGATCCGCCGAGGCTGATTGGCACTATCTCGTCTACCTCGGCCCGCATTGGGTGTGGTACGCATCCCTGGCATGGTGGGCCTGGGCACTTGGGCCCGTGTCTGCCTGGTTGGATGGTGAGTGTCTTATCGACCCATTGTCCGCATAGTGCGCAGTGTGTTTCGGTTGCGAGGACTCTTGCTCGCACTTGTCTGCGTCTATGTCCGTTGGCTGATCGTGGGTTGCTTGCCACGTCAGCCTCACCTCATTGCGCTCGGATGGTCTCGAGTACGTGTTGCTCGTTCCATGTGCAGATGTGCTTTGCTGCCGCATAGGTGAGTAGTGATGCGATGTTGCGTGCATCTTCCTCGGTGGGTGCGTTGGGCGTGAGGGCTGCTGTGCCCTCGTCTATGACGGCCTGCACCCCGTCTATGTCCATGTCGTAGCAGAGCTCGTACCCGCCCATGAGTGCCCCCTCGTCGGGGGTTGTGGTGTCTTGGGTGATGGCCCTGTATTGGGTGATGAACCCTGTGGTGTCTGCGTCGGGGTAGTTCGCTGCGAGGTCGATGCCGTCGCGCACGTAGGTGGGCTCGGTGGGGAGTTGCGCGGGCTCGGGTGCGGGTGCCTGCGTGGGGGCCTGCGTGGGCTCCTGTGCAGGCTCCTGCGTGGCCGTGGTTGCCTCTGCCGCGGGCTGCTGCGTGGGCGCCGTTTCGGGCGTTTGCGCGCTGCATGCGGTGAGGGCGGCGAGTAGTGCCGTCGTGGTGATGATGCCCCCGGTGCGCTTCATGTTTGGAGCGTACTCTTTTCGGGGTCATCTGGGTGGGTGAAAGTGGTTTCCCCGCACTCGCCGGCCTGTTGCCCCTCGTGGGTGGCTGGTGTGTGCCGGGTGGGGGAGTTTGTGGGTGTCCATCGCCCGACCCGGGGAGGAGCGACACTCGGGTCGGGCGATGGAGGTTTTGCGCGACGCCTCTGCGCCTTAGGCGGTGCCGCCGGGTCGCAGGGTGTCGAAGATGCTGACCCATTCGTCGCGGCGCTGCTTGGCGTTCGCGAGCTTCTCTTCGAGGAGGAGCACGTTCATCTTGGCCGCGTCGAGTTCGTGGAGGAGTCGGTTGCAGTCGGCCTTGAGCACGCCTGCCCTGGCGTGGATCTCGGCGCTTGCGTTGAGTGGCATGCCCATGCCGTCGAACTTGGGCTCGGGGAGCGTGGTTGTGTTTGCCATGGTGGTTCTCCTTGTTGCGTGGGTGTTGCGGTGACACGAGAAAGGCCCCGTTGTTTGACGGGGCCTTGAGTGGACGAGGTCCACGTTACTTAAGATACATGGACATGTGGGTTTGCGCAAGTGCCCCACAAACGCGAATAGCGCCCCACCCGGCCGAAGCCAGGTGGGGCGCTAGTTCACCTTCCTGCGAGTGTGAGTGCGTCTTCGAGTCGGTACAGGCCTTGCTCCACTTCGGGAAGCCTGCCGCGTTGGACCCACTTGTGGACGGTGTCGGCTTTAGTGTCGAGCCCGAGCCGCTTGAGTGCAACCACGATCTCGGGCCTAGTGAGGAGCACGGTTTCGGCTTGGTCCTTCAACCAAGCGTATTGGCCGTTGGGTGTCCATGGGTTGCCGCAGCGTGGGCAGGTGCCGGTGGTGGTGGTGTCGGTTGCGTAGATTTCGCCGTCGCAGTCGGTGGTGGTGCAGGGTCCGAGGTGTCGTTGGGGGTTGGTGTTGCGGAT